CAGAGGCCGCCCGCGGCGACGACCGTGAAGCTGGCGCCCGTGAACGCGCCGAAGGTCGCCGTGCTCGCCGGCGATCCCGTGACGCCCGTGCCGAAGCCGCCGCCCGCGGAGGTGATGACGTGCGCCACGCCCGCCGCCGACGTGAACGTGAGCGCGAGGCCGTTCTGCGCAAACGTCGGCTTCGCGAGCGTGATCGCGGCCGGCGTGAGCTTGTGCAGGAGGAACGCGGTGTTTTGCCCGATGCTCGCGACGGCGTCGGCGCTCAGCGTGAGGTCGCCGCCGATGGTGCGCGTGGTCGGCGCGCCCAGCGTCGGGAACGTGCTGGCGCCCGGCGCGAGCGCGACCTGATCGAGCGGCGAGCCCGAGAAGACGATCGACGCCGCGATGTCATGCGCCACCGCGGTCGTGCCCTGGTCGCCGCGCCGCTTCACCTGGATGACCTTCGCCGAGGGCTGGCCGTCGATCAGCATCCACTCGCCGTCGATGCGCGCGCGCCAGTTCTGCAACCCCGAGACGCCGACCGGCGGAAAGCCCGTCGCGTCGACCACCTGCAACGTAATGGCGTCCTTCGGAAAGGCCGCCGCGAGTGTTTGTGAGAGCCAAGCCATAGAAATCTCCGTGCCCTGATGGCTGCGTGCGTGAAATGCGGCGAGCCGCGTGGTGCGGCCCGCCGTCGTGCCCGGTCGTGTCTTACGTGTTCAGCCGCACGGCGAAGTACGGCTCGATCGCCGCGACGCCAATGAGAATGTCGACCCGCGACGGCTTCTGATCCGTCTGGATGTTCCACTGCTCGGCCCACCGCAGCGACGCCTTGATGTCGCTGTTGGTGACGACCTTCGAGCGCGCGCCGGGCAGGTCCGAGGTCAACGGGGCGGACACGAACGCGAACGCCGCCGGATTGAACAGGAACTGCTGTCGCGAGCCGGTCGACGCCATGACCGACCCGGGCGAGACCGTCGCGCCGACGAACTGCACCGCCGCGCCGTTCGCCGGCGAGCCGACGACCGTCTGCAGCTGGCCGCTCGGGATGATCGACGGGCTGATCGGCAGCGCCGCCGTGCCCGTGCCCGCGACGTCCGCCGTCAGCACGAAGCGCTGCGGCTGCCCCGTCGACGTGTACGAGAGCGGGTTGACGCCCTGCGCGCTGGCGCCGATGACGTAGAACGCGTCGCCCTTTTTGAGGCTGTAGGCGCCCATGCCCGAGATGTTCAGGACCGAGCCGGTCTGATTCGCGCCGGCGACGATCGGGGTCGAGGCCGCGAAGTTGCCGGACTGGTGCACCGGCAGGACCGCGTCGTAGTACCACTCGTCGACGCCCAGGGCCATCGCCGAGAACTGGCCGGTGCGGAAGTACTCCTGATACTGCTTGCCGAAGAGCGCGAAGTTCGCGTTCAGCAGCTCGCTCTGCTGCAGCGGGTCAATGACCGCGCAGTAGCCCTCGGGCGTCCCCGTCATCTGCAGGAGCGCGACGGCGTCCGTCCAGACCTTGTTGGCCGTGATGGGCGTGCCGGGCGTGCCGACGACGTTGTAGATCGACTGATAGACCTCGGCGCCGGCGACGGCGTCGGTCTTGTTCGCGAGCGCGACGCCCGCGGGCATCGTGTAGCGGTCCTGGACTTCCTCGATCTGCAGCGTGTCTTCGATCGACGACCAGCCCATGCCGACGTTGTACTGATGATTCAGCGTCAGCGGGACGGTCTGGTTGATGATCGACTGCTGGACGAGGGCCTGGCCCTCGGTGACGGTCCAGCGCTGCGGCGTGCGCACCTGGACGGTGTCGCCGATCTGCGAGCCCTTCGGCTTGGTGTTCCATTCCTTGTTCCACTGGCGGTCGAAGTTGCCGACCAGCTTCAAGGAGTTGTCCCAGAACAACGCGGTGTCTTTAGTGACCCACGTCGGCGTAATCAGATAGTTGGCCATCGGGCCCGCCTAGAGGCCCGCCAGACGAAGAGCGCCGGGAGACGTTAGCCGCGCCGGAGGCGCGAGCGCCGAGGCTGATGAAACGCCGCGGCGTGATCGGCCAGCGAGGCATCGTCGCCGGGCAGATCCCGCGGCGGTGCATCGGGCGCGGTCCGCACCGGATTAGGCGGACGGGGCGCAAGTTTCTGCGGCGGGGCGGTGGCCGATCCGGTGGTGGCGGCCAAAGGCCCAAGTGTTGCGAGGCGGCGTTGCACTAAAGCAACGAGGTCGGGTGTTGCGGGCTTATCGTAAGTCGCAAGCGTCAATTCTTCAAGCAGGCCCTCGCGCTGCAGCAGCGCCAGCGTCAGCTTCGCGCTGTGATCCCCCGCCTGGACGACCGCCGCGAGGATGGCCGGCGTGATCGGCCGCGCGTCGTCCTTGAACCGCGCCACGAGCGCGGCGTTGGCCGGGTCGGCGGCCACGGCCTGCATGCGCGCCCAGTGCGCTTCGGTCGCCTGCTTGAACTGCTGCCGCTCCTGCGCCTCGGCCTGCGCGTGCTGGCGCTGCTGATACTGCGTCGCGATCTTGTACTGGTGCTCGGTGTGCGTGAAGTTCGCCATCGCCTTGGTGTAGTCCCGCAGCGGGTCGTCGCTGTCCTTGAACTGGTCCCAGGTCGGCTCGGGGAGCGTAAATGGCGGCAGCGGTTGCATGCGCCGGGCGGCCGGGGGCGGGGGCTGTGGCGGCGGCTGCGGGGGCGGCGGGCCGGCCGGTGGCGTGCCGGGTGGCGTCTGCGGCGCCACGCCGCGGGCCTCGTCGCGCTCGCGCTCGGCGTCCCGCAGCCGGCGCGTGAGCTCCTGAATGCGCGGCACGTCCTCGGCGGTGGCCTGCTGGCTGGCGGCGCGACGGCGGAAGCCGTTCTTTTCGAAGCGCCCATCGGGCCGCCGCGGCGGCTCGGTTTTCTCGGTGGCCTCGACCTCCGCGGCGGCCTCGACGGCCTCGACGGTGGCGCCCGAGGCATCGGGGGTGCTCAGGTCGCGCGTCGGCGCGGTGACGGGCGCCTCGGGCGTCTGGTCCGGCGATTCGGACCAGCCGCCGGCGTCGGTGGTGGTGGTGGGACGGTCAACAAGTGCCACGGTGCTTACTCCTGCGTCGCCTCCGCGACGAGATGGACGTGCCGGACGAGCGCGGCGTCGAGCGCCTCGATGCGCCGGTCGATGTCGCGCAGCAGCGTCAGCGTGTCGCCCGACACGCGGATGCGCTCGGCCTTCAGGTCGGCGAGCGCCTGGGCGGCGGCCTCGAGCAGCGTGGGCCCCGCCTCAGGCATCGGTCGCTTTCCGCCGGCGATGGGCGTCGAGCCGCGAGTACGGCCGGGCGCGTTTCTTGGGCACGGGCTTCTCGCCCGCCGGCGTCTCCGGGGCGCGCGTCGTGGCGTAGTCCGCCATGTCGTGCACGCTGCGGTCGCGGCGAATGCGGCTCACGTTTGGGCGCTCGGCCTCGGCCTGGTCGCGATCGAGCATCGTCATCTCAGCCCCCTAACACGTTCGGCAGGCGGAAGACCCGCGTCAGCACATAGAGCAGCATCACCACGAACGCGATCACCTGAATCGCCCGCGCCCACTGCGGCGGCATGGGGACGAGCGTCGTCAGCGCCCAGACCACCGCCCCGATCACACAGAGCACGATCACGAGCATGATGAGATCCACGGTCGCCGCCTTTCGTTGGATGCAGGAACGCCCAATGGTCGAGTAATGCCGCGTACGCCCGCCGCTCGGTCCACGCGATCGCCCAGTAGTCGCACGCCGGGCAGCCCGTCACGAACACCAACACGGGGTCCGTCTCGCGCGCGTCGACCCTCATGGCCCCTCGACGACCTCGGGCGGCATCGCCGCCGCCTGCGCGGCGAGCAGGTCCGCCTGCTGCTGCGCGGCCGCCGCCGCCTGCGCCGCGTCCGCCGACGCCAGGCCGAGCTCGTGCGCCTGCGTGTCCTCGCGGTCGAGATTCGCCTGCGCCATCTTCAGCTTCTGCAGCTCGATCTGCAGGGTCGCCTGGATCCGGGCCTTCTCGACGTCGGCGTGGGCGCGCAGCTTCGCGTCCTCGACGTCGGCCGCCGCGCGCAGCTGCTCGATCTGCAGCTTCGCGTCGGTGTCGTACTTCGTGCGCGCGTTCTCGTGCTGCTGCTTGACCTCGTCGGTCTGCAGCTTCTGCCCGAGTTGCTGCAGTTGCTGCTGCATGGCCTCGATCACCTGCTTGGCCTTCGCCATGTCCTGCTGGACCTGCGGCGGCAGCGGCGCTTGCCCGCTCTTTTTCGCGGCGAGGTACTGCTGCACCGGCGGCGCGAGCATCACCTGCATGCGGTCCGCCATCTCCTGATGCGAGGGCCCGTCCATCGACTTGAAGAACAGATCGCCGATCACCTGCATCAGCCCCGGGTCGGCGCCGATGACCTGCCCGACGGCGCTGTGCTCGGCCTCGCGGCGCGTGTTGTAGCTGCGCGAGACCTTGATCGCGACGTTGAAGCGCGCATGCTCGGTGAGCTGGAACTGCTGCACCGCCGGCGGGCCGGCCGGCGCGGCGCCAGTGTTAGGTAGCGCCGCGCCGTTCATGCCCCTCGGGGGCACGGCCGGAGGCGAGGGCGGCCCGCCCGGAGCGAACCCCGGCCCCGGCGCCATCGGCTGCGGCCGTCCCGTGCGCGGGTCGGTCGTGAACGGCTTCCCAATTAACACCGCCTTCTGCTCGCCGTCGCCCTGGAGCAGCTGCACGAGCCGCCCCGGCTGCTGGCCGTAGATCGGATACAGCAGCGCGTTGATGAGCAGCCCCTCGTAGCGCACGCTGCGCGCCAGGTTGTCGAGGTACCCGGAGGTGCTGAGCGACGTCTCCTCGCTGAGCTGTCGCGCATGGCGCGCCGTCGTCACGTTCTGCTCGGTCTTGCCGAGCGCGGTGTCGTGCGTCGCCGTCGTGTCCTGAATCGACTGCGCGAACATCGACAGCGCGAAGCCGACGGGCTCGATCGGCGCCGTGCGCGGCGGCGCGAACGGCGGCGGCGCCTGCTGGCCGGCGGCGTCCGTCTGGTTGTAGTGCAGGACGGGGATCGTGCGCGTCATCGCCGACGCGTACTCGTCGCGAAACCCCTCGTCCTGGCCGTTCGCCAGCATGATCGGCGGGATCGGCGCGTAGGCCACGACCTCGACCATCTTCGAGATCATCGCGTTGAAGCCCTGCTGGCTGTCGCGCGACGACCGGACCATGCCCTCCGCGCGGCGCTCCTTGTCGTAGGGCTGCACCTCTTCGCCGAGCACCTTGACGATCCCGGTGTAGGCAATCGGCCACTCGGTCGCCTCGAGCACGTAGCAGCCGTCGATGACGTGGTGTTCGAACTTCCGCTCGGGCACCGTGCGCTCGTCGAGCACCTCGACGCCCTCGGGCGCTTCGTCCTTCCAGGCCTCGGTGCCGTCGGCGAGCTGCACGAGCGTGCGCGACTCGTAGGTGCAGTGGATGTACTCGGCGACGTAGACCGCCTTCAGGTTCGTCCCGTCGGGGCCGTGCTCCACCTTGAACCAGTCGGGATACTCCTGCACGAGGTCGCGGAAGTCGTCCGCGCCGGTGTACCTGGCGAACGGGTTCTTGATCGTCTTGCCGCGCTCGTCGATCACCGTCGGATAGGTGCCGAGGTAGCGCTCGAACCCCATCCACGCGCCGACGAAGCCCCAGTCGGCATCGCTGCCGTCGGGCTGCTCGTGCGTCGGGTCGAGCTTGACCGCCGCCTGATTGAAGATCCGCGACGTGACGACCTCCTGCGCGAAGGTCTTCCCCGGCAGGTAGCGCGTGATCACGCGGTAGAAGCCGCGCCCGGCGATGGTCGCGCGCTGAAACGCCCAGCTGCGCGCGTCCTGCGCCTCGCTCGTGCGCTGGATGCGCCGCACGAGCCCCTCGCGCAGCTCGATCTCGGTGTCGTCGATCGGCCCGATCAGCCCCTCGAAGTCGTCGGCGGGCACGATCTCGATCCCGAGGTCGCTCATGCGCTCTTGGTTCGTGACGCGCTGCACGGGCGCCTTGACCTTGTTCACGGTCAGGCACGGCCGCGCGGGCACCGGCGGCATGTTGCTCGTCTGCGCCTGGCCGGCGCGCAGCGCGCGAATGTCGGCGGGCCACTGGTCGCCGTCGTAGAACTTGAGATCCTCGATCTCGCGCTTCGTCTGCTCGCGGTCGGCCTCCATCGCCTGCTGAAACCGCCGGCGCGCCTCCTCGATGAGCGGCGAGACCTGGCCGGGGCGCTTCGGGGTGGTGCCGCGTCGATAGGCCATCTACAGTCCTTGCGCGTCCGCCTGCGCGATGTACCAGAGCCAGAAGGCCACCATCACGGGCGAGACGACGAGCCCGGCGAGCCAGCCCGGCGCCGTGTGGCCGGGGTCGAGCGCCTCGGCGTCCTGCCGCGCCAGTAGCGCCTCGCGCGCCGCCAGGATGGCCTCGGGCTGCTGCACCCAGTAGAGCGCGCGGGCGCGGAAGGCCGGCGCCGGCCGCACGCGCGTCTCGCTCGCGATCTGCCACCGCGTGTGCGCGGCGGCCGAGACCGCCAGGAGCCGATTGACCTCGACGACGTCCGCCATCAGCCGGCCCAGTCCATCGGCCCGCCGCCGGTCGGGAAGACGTGCCCGGGCCGCGTCGGCGTCCGCGGCGCCATGACTGGCGCGGCAAACGTCAGCGCCAGCGCGTCGCCGTCGTCCGGCGAATGCCCGCCGCGCTTTTTGATGTCCTCTTTCGACTCGAGCCACACGCGCTGCTTCTGGTCCGTGCGGATGCCCGGCTGCTGCAGGTCGGTCGCCAGCCAGCGGTCGGCCGGGATCGCGCCCGTCAGCAGCCACTGCTTCATCCGGTCCCACATGAAGTCGCGATAGAAGCGCGTCTTCGTCGGGTCCGGCGAGTCGGCGCCGAAGTTGATCTCTTGAATGTTGCGGTGCCCGAGCTCGCGCAGGCGCGCGGCGATCGGCCCGGCGATGCCCGCGCTATCGAGGAAGAGCATCGCGACGCGCTGCCCCTGATACGTGTCGCTGAGGACGTCGGCGAGCCGCGTCGTCAGGACGGCGGGGTCGCGCGTCAGCGATCCAGGAATGCGCACGGGAGGAATGCTACGCGCATCCATGCCGCGCCGGAACCGGATGACGTTGAAATCACTACCGCCCCACGCTAGATCACAACCAGCGACCAACGGCTCATCGCCCAGCAGGACGACCGGGCGCAGCTTCGCGGCGTCGATCCGGTCGGCGTCGATGAACTGCACGTCGCCGGCGCGCGGCGGCTGCCCGGCGACGCGCACGCGGAAGACGTCGCTGTCCTCCCCATAGTCGGCCGCCATCTCGGCGACCCACGCGGCGTTGTGCCCCTCGACCGTGCGCACGTCGATCACCCACGACTTGAAGCGGTGCCGGCGGTCGCCGAAGACGGCGTCGTAGAAGGCGCCCTGGCGCCGCGTCGGGTTGCCGAAGAGGAACTGCATGGCCTCGCCCTTCGCGAGCCCGCCCTCCTGCACCTCGTGGATCGTCTCGGGGACGTTGCTGTCCTCGTCGTTGATGTAGAACGACGTCGAGCGCTCGCTATGCTGGCCGGCGAAGGCCTCGCTGTTGTCGGCGGCGCACGTTTGCGGCGTGACGCGCCACGACTCGCGGAAGCCGCGGCGATACAGGATCGTCGTATTGGCTTCGAACCACGGCGCCGTCAGCGCGAGCTTCGACCAGACGAGGATCGCCGCCCAGGTCTTGTCGTCCAGCTGCGTCGCCGTGTTCGCGGTGATCGTGCCCTTCGCGTCGCGGCGCGTCGACATGATGAAGTTGACGAGCATCCCGGTGAGCGCGCCCTTGCCGGCGCCGTGGCCCGAGGCGACGGCGCCGCGGATCGGCGGCACGGCGTCGACGCCGTTGAAGCGCCGCGCCGTGATCTCGCCGCCGAGCCATTCGAGGAACTCGCTTTGCCAGCGGCGGGGGCCGGCGTAGGCGGCGAGGACGGAGCCGGGCTCGCCCCAGGGGAAGGCGGCGCGGACGTAGCCGAGGGGGTCGGCGTAGTACTGGCCGACGAAGTCCTCGAGCTCGGCGTCGAGCTCGGCGGGCGAGCGGCGGGCGGCCGCGCGGTTCGGGGCGCCGCTCATGTGAGGCCCTTCACGTCACCCGGCGTCATCGGTACGGCGATCCGCGTTACGTGCGCGGCCGTCGTCGGTCGTCGTCTGTCGCATCCCCGTCCCCTCCGGTGCGGTCGAGCGCCTGCAGCAGCCGCTCGTGCCAGCGCGGCAGGCACGCGGCGGCGTCGAACGGGTTCGCGTAGGGCGTCAGCGCGTGCGCGCGCGCCTGATGGATCTCCTCCACCACGGCGACGACCGCCGCTCGCAGGCGGTCGTGCGCGGCGTGGAGCGCCTCGCGGTTGATGTCAAGCATCCAGCGGCGCCTCGTCCGCGTCGTCGGGGGCGAGCCCGAGCATCGCGAGAATGTCGCGCTCATCAGCCTCCCGCAGCGAGGACGACCGGGCGAGCCGCGCCAGCGCGCAACGCAGCGCCGTCACGTCGTTCTGCAGCGCCGCGACCGGCGACGGCACGGGCGATTCATCCGTCGGGGCCGGCTGGTCCGCCGCGAGGGCGCGCGGGTCGGGGGTGTCCGGAAGGTCCGGGGTGTTCGGCATGTCGAGGGTCCGTTGCACGTTCTGTCCGAGTCTCATGATCTGGCTCCTTTCGCCGCGTTTGCCTTCGCCGCGCGCAGGCGGGCCGCGTCCAGCCGCTGCCCCGTCTCCTGCACGTTCATGGTCGCATCGATGCGGGTGATCTGGAGGCCGTGCAGCTTCGCGGCCATCTCGACATACTTGGCGCGGTCGACGAGCTTGTACTTGAGGACGCGGTCCACTTTGCCGTCGCCCGCGACCGCGTTCTTCATGACCACCTCGAACCCCGCGATGCTTTGCCGCTGCGCTTCGGTCAGCTTGTGCAGCGGGACCAGATCGCCGTGCGTGTCGAAGAACGCGCCGGGGTCGTAGAGGGCGCCGCGCGCGATCTGCTCGACCGTGGCCTCGGCGGTCAGCTCGGCGTGCTGCTGGATGAACGCGGCCCGCAAGCGGGTGGCCTGCTGCGGGCCTTGCGGCCCAGTGCCGGCCCCTTTCGGCTTCCCGCCTTTGCGGCCGTTCACGCGCGAGGTGTGGGCGCGCTGATCGGGCCGGCGCGGCGGCGCGGGGCGCGGGCGTTTCGTGGGCATGACGGTCTCTTCGAAATGTTCTCCGCAAACAAACCTAAAAAAACCTACCGCTCCAGGTGTTACGGCAGGGTGTCGAAGTAGTCGCCGCCGTGCGGGTGGGGATCCGCCTGGCGCCGCGCGAGCCAGGCGCGGAGCACGGCGAGCAGCGCCGTCACGGCGGATCCCCAAACGCGCCGGCGTCGTATTCGTGCGCCATCAGCCAGCGTCGCGACACGTACTGCGCACGCCGCTCGGCCCGCCACGCGCGCCACCGCGCCCACCAGTGCCTCATGGCGAGGGCTCCGCGTTGGCGATCTCCAGTAGCACGTCGGCGTGACAGGGCTGATCGAGTGGACACCAGCAGGCGAGGTCTTTTCCGCGCAGTTCTCGACGCGCTTCAGCTCTCATCTCGTCGTCTGCTTCCAACATCTCGCGGTAGTCATGCGCCGCAAGCCCGCGCCGCCCCGCATCGGACATCGCGCCAGCCTCAACAGCTTCGAGATACCACGGCTCTAGTTGCGCCTGATTGCCCCACTTCGTCGGCCTGCCCACATAGACCGCGCCATCAGGCATCTGCCAGCCCTTCGACCGCTTGCGCTGAATCCGCTTCGGCTGTTCGCTCATCAACAGTGCCTCCACGCCCGCCCATGCCGAACGCCCGTGGCAAACATCTCCCGCCGGCAGACCACGCAACACACCAGTCGCGCCCCCGCCTGGATCTCGTCATACGACCAGGGCATCACGGCGTCAGCGCCTCGAAAAAATCGGTCATCGGGCCGGCGATCCGGTCGGTCAGATACCAGGCCAGGCCGATCGCCATCAGCGCGCGGACCCACCACCAATCGTCGGGCGTCATCGGCGTGCCTTGCGACCTCCCACCCGCATGCGAATGGCCATCAGCGCGTCTTGGCCTTCCTGGTCGGCGTCGCGGGCGTGGCGCTCGCCTTCACAATGGCGGCGACGTCCAGCCCGAGCAGCTTCTTGACGGCGGCGATGAAGCCCTTGCGGTTGTAGGGCGTGCAGTCGTCCGTCAGTGCGAGGAGCAGGTCCACCCGCAGCGCCTGCTCGGCGGTCAGGCTTTTTTCCGAGTAGCCCATCACCTCGACGCCTTTCCCAAAGCCATAACGCGACCCGGCGAACTCGCCGAGGACGACCTTGGTGGCGAGCGCGTTCAGGTGGCCTGCGACCGCCTCAAGGATGAACGGGATCGCGGCCTTGAACGCCGCGCGCTCCTGCTCCTCCGTCTTGGCTCGCGCGGCCTCGCGCGCCCGCGTGTCGGCCTGCTTCTTGTCGAGCGACTGTTTCGCCGCTGGACTCTTCGCCGCCTTCGCCTTCGCGCGGCGCTCGGCGCCCCAGTGCACGTCGCACGTGTCCTTGTTGGTGCAGACCTTGAACGCCTGGCCGTAGCCCGGGCCGACGGCGATCACGCCGAGCACGCTGAACGCGCAGGGCTTCGACTTCTCCTTGCCGTCCGCACGCGCCCACGACTGCGGGCCGAACGTGCGCTCACCCTCGACCTTCGCGTCGGGCTGCACGTAGTGGTTGCGCGTGATGGCGATGACCTTCGTCGCCTCCCCCACCTGCTCGACGGTCTCCGGGAAGAGCTCGGTGTTGACCGGCGCGTCGGGCGTGAAGCGACAGTGCTCGACGATCCACGCCTCGAACTGGGCGACGCTCTTCACCTTCAGGCCGAGATACGGGTCGGACCTGCGCTGCTTGTCGAGCAGCTCGCTGTCCGCGTCGGTCAGGAGCGAGCGGTCATCGGACTCGAACAGCGGACAGGCGATCTCGCTGGACCAGCTGTGCTTCTTCCCGACGGCGATCGCGGCCTGCTGCTGGTCCGCCGTGAGCCGGGCGAGCAGCTCGGCGTGGCGCGTCGGCAGCCGCCCGCTGGCGACCAGGGTCTTCGCCGGCGGGATGAGCTCGAGCAGGCGCATGCGGTCGAAGATGTAGCGCCGCGTGCGGCCGATGCGCTTGGCGACGTGGTCGATGTCGACGCCGAAGAGCTTCGTCATGGCGCGGAAGCCCTCAGCCTCGTCGAGCGGACTGATGTCCTGGCGCTGCAGATTCTCGGTGAGCAGGAGCTCGAGGAAGGCCTGGTCCTCCATGTCGCGGACATACACCGGCACCGCGGCCAGGCCGGCGTCCTTCGCCGCCCGGTACCGGCGATGCCCGGCGCCGATCTCGAAGCCGTTCGCGTTCGGGCGGGCGAGGAGCGGCGTCAGGATGCCGTGCTCCTGCACGCTGGCCACGAGCTCGGCGTGGCTCGCGGGGTCGTAGTAGTGCCGGGGGTTCATCGGCGACTCGTGCAGGTCGCCCAGGTTTACCGTGCGCAGTGCGGGTGTGCTCATACGGCCTCGCTCCTTGGTCGCCATCAGCGGATCTGGTACGTGTCCATCAGAAAGCGGATCGTCAGTTCGCGCGCGGCCGGCGGGAGCGCGTCGAGCACGACCAGGAAGTGCCCGATCGCCGCGCGCAGCGCCTGCAGCTCGGCGCGCTGCTCGACCGCCTCGATCAGGTCGTGGCGCGACACGGGCTGCCCGGCCGCGACCCAGTGCACCGCTGGCGGCTCGCGTCTCATGCGCGCGGCAGTTCGGTCGTCCATGTCGTTCATCCTTCCTCGCCCGGCTCGCGACCAGGCCGCAGCGCCGTCACGAAGCCGCGTACGGCCTGCCGAAAATCCGCCCGCGCGATGGCCTGCTGCCGCCGCACGCGGCGCGCGGCCAGGTGACCACTCGTCACCGTCGGCTGCCCGGCCACCGCGAGCACGCCGCGGGCGTCCGGCAGTTCCGGTGCCGCGGGCCGCAGCGTCTCCCGTGGCGCCGTCGGCACCGGCGGCGCGGCGTACCCGATCCGCTCCGCGCAGCGCCCGCAGTAGATCAGGCGCCGCCGCCCGCCGTAGTCGAGCACGAGCACGGGGCGACCTTTCGCGATCCGCGCGAGCCCCTCGCAACACCGCGAGCAGCACTCGAGCCCGGTGGCCGCGCGCCAGATTCGCATCGGTCATCCGCCGTACATCCACCAGCCGCGCCCCCGCCCACGCCCCCGAAAGAGCGCCCGGCTCCACGCGTCCGCGACGACCGCGCGCACCATGCGCGCGTCGGTCTCATTCGCGAGGCCGGCGGGCGACGGGTGCCAGCCGGCCTCGCCGTGTTCCCACAGCAGATCGAGATCGCGGTCGAGCCACGCGCGACCCTGCCGGCGGCGCCGCAGTTGATCGGGCGACAGGCGGTGGCGTGTCATGGCGTGCCCCCGTGCGCGGCGGCATGCTGCCGCAGCAGCGCCTGCTCGTACCCCAGCAGGGTACGCACGATGCGCTTGTGCTCGACCCGCGTGATCACGCCCGCGTTCGCGAGATACAGGCTCGCGCGGCGGCAGGCGCCGAGATGCAGCGCGATGCTGTCGAGCGTCGCGGGGGCGCGGAGGCGCAGGCGACCGCCCCCCGGCCGCTCCCAGTGCGACGCGAACGGGTTCGCCGCCACGGTCATGGCGCCTCCCGATCACCGCGCACCAGCGCGTCGACGTCCTCGAGCAGCTCGCGCATCGTCGCGACGTGCAGCCCGATCTGGCTCGCGAGCTCCCGGACCTGCAGGCGCAGCGCCGGCAGCGGGCACGTCAGCGCATGGCCGCGCAGGTCCGCGCAGACGCGACAGCGCCGCTCGCCGTCCGCAAGCCGCTCGTAGAACGACTCGCTCATCGGGTGCCCGTCTTTCGGTCGCGCGCCCGCGTTGTAATTACTGCTTTGTACCCGGATCGTACGTACACGGATCGGGGGTCGCCCGCGATCCCTGTTCGGATCGCCGGCGATCTGTGTACGCCTGTGGAAACTGTGGAAAACGGCCCTAACTCCACGCCAATTCCCGCCTGAGTCTGCGGAAATCGCGGATCTGCGCCTGATTCCTGCGAAAAGAGGTCCAGTTGCTGCGCGTCGCGCGCCGACGGCAGCGCCTCGATCGCCCGCAGCACGAGCCGATACTCGGCCGGCCGATACGGCGCATGCGGGCGCGTCACCCGGATGAGGCCGGCCACGCGCAGCGCGCGCACCGCGACCTTCGTGCGCGCCTCACTGCGGCCCGTCCAGGCGGCCAGCGTCGCCAGCGACGGGTAGCAGCTCGTGCCGTCCTCGAACGCATAGTTCGCCATCGCCAGCAGGACGCTCTTCTGGAGCGGCGGCAGCTGCCGGAAGGCGATGCGCTGCATGAGCGGCGCGCTCACGGCGCGATCTCCGGCGATTTGAGCGCCACCGCACCGCACGTACAGGTGCGGGAGTGCTCACGAATACAGGTCTGGTACTTCATGACCGTCCACGCGCGGAAGGGCCCTCGATACAGCGACCCGTTTGGTGATCGCCAGGTCGTTGAACCCGGAACTTCCTTCAGCGTGCGCGCATTCACCGGCAGCCAACCCGCAGCCCGCAGCTGCCGGTCCCAGCACTCGACGTCCTGATACCCGCACTCGACCGGGTTCACGTGAACGCTCCCAGATCGATGGCCAAGAGATTCGCGATCGACGTATCGCAATCCTGCCAGCCGTGCTCCCGTGCGTGCGCTTGAAGGTCGCGAACCAGCGTCAGCAGCGGGGCCGGCGGCGGCAGGAGATGGAACGCGGCCGCGATCGTGTTCATCCGTTGCTGGCACCGCTCGCACCAGTGCGGCACTTCGCGTTGCTGGCAGAGGCACAGGTCGCCGCCGAGCTCCTCCCAGAGCGCCTCGGCGCGCGCGCGCATGACATCCACGCTCATGGCTGCTCCCCCGGCACGGGCGCCAGGCGCGCGAGTACCGCCTCGAGGTCGTCCGCCCACTGCGTCACGGTCGCCGCGACGACGAGGCGGGCGAGCGGCCGGTCGTCGCCCTCGACCGCCGCCGCGGTCGCGCGCATCGCCCGCAGCAGGTCGTAGATCTGGGCGGCGGGCGTCCCATGACTCAGTGCCCGGATCGCGGTCACGCGCGGCCCTCGAGATGCGACGTACGTAGCAGCGATGTACCTACTTTTGTACCTACCCTCCCGGCCTTCTGCGGCGCGGCGCGTCCCGCAGCGGCTCGCGCCGTCGCGCCGAGGCGCGGCCGTAAGTGTTGAACGTGGAACGGTTTAGCGGGCCGTTCGGGGACGGAGCGGGACGGAGCGGGATGGGCGGAAAATGGGCGTTGCGGCCCTTTCAAGGCTGAAACCCGGGTTCGAATCCCGGTGGGGACGCCACCACCTAACCCTTTCACCCGTATACAGTTAGCGCGATTCGCTGTGGTCGCCGTGATCATCGCGTGTCCTCGTTTGTACCTAGTTTTGTACCTACCCTCTCGGATGTACCTACCCACGCCGCCCCGGCCGCGTCCGTCGCGGTTTGGCGCGCAGCGGCCAGTTGGGCCAGCTCGCGATACTTCTCGAGGTAGTCCGGAAACGCCGCGACCAGTCGTCGCTGGTTCTCGGGATCGGCCCGCCGCAGCAGGTCCCCGAGCGCCTGCACAAACGAGCCGCCGTACCGGATCATCGCGTCGCTGACCTCGAACAAGTCCCGCTCGCCACGGTCGCCGGGGAGGCGGGCAAGGGCTCCAGATACCGCACCGGCTTGTCGTGCGCTATGGCGTAGGCGATCTCGTTGCGCGTGGATTCACCGATGTAGCCGCCGACGTTCAGCACCAACACTTCATCGGCCAGGTCGATCTTCTGGAGATGGTGCGCGTCCCGCTGTGGCTTAACCCCTTGGTTTTCCGCGAAGTGGTCACGCACAGGGCAATACCACGACGGCAGGAGCGTGCAGCCGAGCACGATGAAGCCCTGCAGTTCAAGCTCCCATGTCTGGACCGCGAACGTTTCAATGAACCGCGTTGACCCGCAAAGGCAGATGATTGTCGGACGGCTCGCGTGTGCCTCCCGCAGCCGCTGGTGCGCGGCCTCAGCCTTGGCGAGCGAATGCACCGTCAACTTCTGCGTAGCGGTCAACGCGCTTTCGGCATACTGCCAATCGGATTCGGCCGCTTCGGCCCGTCGCTGCATCGCGTCTCGCTCGGCCTGTGTCTGCTGGAGCGCAGAGGCGAGATCGCGGAGCATTGTTGACGCACGCTGGAGCAGGCACGCCTCGCACCAATGGACCGGCTCAGACGGCCAATGGTCAAAGCAGACTTGGCCCTTCTTCGGCATGCCGGTACACCACGCGGCGCGATTTGAGAGCACGGTTGCGATCTCCTGCACCCGCGACGGGAGCGCCGCACTAGTAACGGATTCGCTCATGAGGCAGACTCCTTGAGCCGACGAAACACCCACCATCCTTGTGTGGTCCCGTCGTTCCAGTTGGTTTGTCCATACCCGACAAAATCCCACCCTTGATCGGCCCGCTGGTTGATCCAGTCCCGCATTTGCGGATAGTCCATGACGGGACTCGTGGCACCCGGCGGAAGCGTCGGCATTGTCACGTCGTATTCGTAGCGGCTTGGCGTGGGTCGCTTTACAGGCTTTTTAGACATGGGTAATTCTGGCTCTCCTGCACCCGCGACGGGAGCGCCGCACCCGGATCTGCTGTGTCACTCATCGCGTCCGGCCCTTCGCGCGCGTGGCCTTCGTCGTGCCGGCCTTCCCCGCCGCCGCCGCCTCGGCCGCCTGGCGCGCCGCCTCGGCCACCGCGGCGGCATTGCGCGCCGCCGTCCCCGCCGTCGCCCGCTGCAGCTCGGCGTCCCGCAGGTGCCCGTAGCGCTCCAGCATGCGCATCGACGTCCAGCCGGCATACTCGAGGATCGCCTTCGGGCTGATCTGGTCGTCGAGCATGTCGCTGACGCCGGTATGCCGCATGACGTGATGGTGGACGTGCGGCAGCCCGACGGCCCGGAAGGCCTTGGTCATTTGGCTGGCGACGGAGCGCGGTTTGGGCGGCTGCCCCTCGGCGTCCGCGAACACGTAGGGCTGGCCCTCGCGCGTCACAAAGGCGCGCAGGTCGGTGATGAGCGCTCGGCTGACCGGGATCGCGCGGACCTTGCCGCCCTTCAGCCGCCGCTGCAGCGAGGCCTCGCCGAGGTCGTCGGGCGTGAGCAGGAGCACCTCCTGGATGCGCAGGAGCGCCTCGAGCGTGACGCGGCAGTAGAGCGCGTACTGCGGCGGCAGCTGCGTCAGCACGACCATGCGCTCGGCCGCCGTCAGCGTCTGGATCGCCGTCTCGTCCACGTCCCAGACCTCGACGGCCTCGACCGGCGAGACCTTCAGGCGCTTCCATTCGACGGCCTTGGTGAAGCAGCCGCGGACGATGTTCAGGTCGCGGTTGACGGTACTGCGGCTCACGGTCGCGCCGCCGCGGATCGGCGTCTTCAGCCGCGCCGTGCGCCAGCGTTCAATGTCGAATGGGCCGATGTGGTCGAGCCGCTTGTCGCCGACGAACTCGAGGAACGTCTGGCCGCGCGCGCGCCGTCGGCCGTCCGCCTTCGCCGCCGGGTCGCGCGGCGGCGCGGGCAGCAGGATGCGCGCGTCCTTCTCGTCGGCCGTCGCCGGATGATCGCCGCGCGCCCACGCCAGGTAGTCCTCGAGATGCGTCTTCAGCCGCGGCGCCTTGCGCGTGACGAGGCCGCCGCCCTCTTCGAGGAGCTTCGCGTGCGCCTTGATCTCGACCGGCGCGGCCTTCTGGCGCGTGCGCTGCTTCGTGGTCTTGGTCACCCAGCGGCCGTCGACCATGAACTTGTAGTGCCAGGCGTGCGCGCAGTCGCGCTCGAGGTTGTCGGGGCAGGCGCAGCGATGATAGAGGCTCATGCGGTCACTCGCCCTTGAGGATGTGCGCGTAGCCGTCCACGAGCGTCTGCAGCGCCTGCTGCAGGTCCTGCAGCGTCTCGCGCGTCGGCGGGCCCATGACCTGGAGCAGCAGCTCGCCCTGGTTGCGGAGGATCACCGCGACCAGCTGACTGTTGGGGTCGTCGAGCGCGCGGCCCACGAGCTGCTGCACGGCGTCGGACGCCATCGGCAGCGGCCGCCCCTCCAGATCGAACCCCATGCTCTCGCCCGGGGGCCTGCCCTTACTCGTCTCGCTCATCTGGCTCCTTCGCCGGCTTCTCCGGCGGCTTGGCGCGCGTGTGCTCGTTCAGCACCCGCAGCACCGCGCCCGCGGCCAGCCCCAGCGCGAACATCCGTTCGGGAGTCGCCCCGCCGGCCGCGCCTTCGCGCCGCCCGTCCTCATAGAGGCGCGCGGCGATCTCGGTCAGTTCCTCCGCCACCGTCTTGGCCGGTGCACTCATCGGGCCGCCTCCGCAGCGGGCAGCAGCGCCTCGACGCCGGCCCGCGCCGCCGCGAGCGCGCGCAGCGCCGCCGGCCGTTCGGCGGGCGTCTCCTGCTCGCACGCCTCCGCGAGGAACGGCATCCCGCTGTCGATCGAGGCGAGCACTTCGGCGCGCGTCGCTGCGCGGCCTTCGCTGAACCAGAGCACGCGCTCGGGCGCGCCCATCTCGATCAGGTACCCGCTGGGCGAGTCCTTCCCGGCCTTGAAGAGCCGATAGCTGTTCGTGACCCACACGCCGGCGGCGCCGGGGTTGCGGAGGATGGACGCCTCGCCCGCGGCGCTCTCGTTCATGACCTCGTCGTGCCGGCGCACCATGTGCGGGCGCGAGAGGAACGGGCAGAACCGCGCGGACCAGGTCGCGCATTCCAGGTGACACGGCGGCTCGGCGCTCGTCTTGTTGATCGCGCACATCGGCCCGATCACGAACGCGACGTGCTTGCCCGTGGGCTCGCCGCAGACCCAGCAGCGCCGCTCGCGAATCGCGCGCGCGAACTTGTGCGGGTCCATCGCGCGAAACTCGGGCAGGCCGTCCTGCCACGCGACAAACCAGGGCACCGGGTAGCCACGGTGCACCGGCAACGCGGCGAGGCGCGCGGGCATGTCGGCGAGCTCTGGGCGGTAGGTCATCGGGCGATCTCCTCCACTGCGCGCGGCGTTGGACCGCAGAGCACGTTCGGCCCATGCGCGCCACACGCTGGACAGCCCGCGGCGACCGATCCTTTCATCGCGATGATCGCCCGCTTGATCGGCATCGGCAGCCGGATCGGCGGCGCGTCCCATTCATGGCCGCACTGTTTGCAATGCACGATCATGGCGCGCCGTCCTCCGAGGCCGCGGGGGGCTCGAACGCGTGACTGTCCACCGTGCCGACGTAGTGGAGCTCGGCGTCGCGCGTGCCGCCGCAGCGGCGACAGCGGCCGGCGCGACGCGCGAGGCACTCGGGACACTCGACCGCCGCGCGCACGACGACCGGCAGCGGCAGCGGGCTGCTCACCGACGCGCCGCACGTCAGGCAGCGCACGCGATACGTGTCGTCCGCCTGCAGCTCGCGCGCCTGCTGCTCGCGCGACAGCACCGCATCGACCGCGCGCTGCGCCGCCAGGCCGCGCCGCAGGAAGTCGTCCAGGTTCACGGCTGCTCCACGGCCCCGACCGTCTGGCTCGCGATGTAGCGGTCCAGCATCTCCTTCGTGAACCGCGTAAAGCGCCCGACCTTGACGTGCTCGATCCGGCGCGCCGCGATCCAGTGCTTGAGCGTGCCCCGCGCGACCTGCAGATAGACCGCGGCCTCCTCGAGGGTCCAGAGCCCCTCCCGGGCTCCACTCACCTTCGGCGCGCGCATCGTTGTGACTGCCATAAACACCTCGACTCGAAACAACCGACAGAACCGTGGGGTGTGCGCGGGGGCGCGTGCTACGGGGACGGGCGCGGGCGTCTGGGGGCGGCGCCGCGCTGCTGGAGGTCACGTTCGATGTGCGCGCGCAGCCAGCGATACGGCGGCCCGTCGTAGGGCGCCGGCCGGAAGCGGCCTTGCTGAATCCGGCGGCGAATCGTGCTCTTGGCGCGGCGATACAGCGTGGCCATCTCGTCGATCGTGAGCACGAGCGGCAGCTGCGAGAGGTCGGTAATCCGTGGGGCGGATGCAGGCATGATGTGGTGCTCAGCCTTTGGGGGGAAGGAGAGGCCGGATTGTGGATCCTGTTGGTTTTTGGAGTCAAGTCGAAACGCATGATGTGGTGTTCATGACGCAAACCGGAGCCGTGCCGCCAACGGATGAAACCCGCCGGATCTGGCGTGTCCGCTAGCACTTGCCGCCGCAGACCGATCCTTGAGTTGCATCGCTGACACATCGTCGCGGCCAGCGCGGTGTGCCAGAGGCAGACATCAAAGGCGTGATGCGGATCGGTTGGCCACGATACGCATCCGTAGGTTATATTAGGCGGTCCATACATCATCGCTATGATCTATCGCAGCCCTCATGTACGTGATCCTGTGAGCGCGCGATTCGGCCAGAACCTCCGGGCCCTGCGCGAACGTGCCGGCCTGACGCAGCGCGCCCTCGCCACGCGGCTCGGGCTGACGGGTTCCTCTACCGTGAGCCACTGGGAAAGCGGGACCATGCTGCCCGCCCCGGCCACGGTGCGGACGCTCGCGCGCGCGCTGGGCTGTGCGGGGCCGGAACTCCTCGTCGGCGTGGTCACGCCCTGGGAGGAGATCCGCGGGCTGAAGGAATTGCCGGGGCCAGAGCTCCTCCTGAGCGAGGACGAAATCGCGATCGTGCGGACGATCC